GCGTCTTCGGCTCCCTGCATATGCCTTCCGCGTAGACGGGACGCCATCCTCCGTCGTGCTCTTCCATGAGGCCCGAGTCGATGAGCTGCTGCAGCTGTTTCATGGTGCCGCCGGCGTCCTTGAGGTCGAGCTTGTCGAAGTGGCCGGGGTATGCTGCCGGGTCCTTGGCCTGCATCGAGATGCCTTTGGAGTGGATGACGCACAGCTTGACCCACAGTCCCACGGTGGCGAGCGGCAGGCGGCGGATGCGCCTGTCGTCGGCCATCTGGTCGTCGATGATGAACCACATATCTCTCTTGC